CCGGCAGTTTGTATTTGATTTCTTCTTTAGAAAATCTTTTACCTAACAATTTATTTATATATTTGTCAGGTGATGGTACCATTACAAATTTGCCTTGAAATTTTAATATTATTTGAGAACAAAAAGTAGGTACACAACATATTTCTTTTTTAATTATTACATGAGGAAAAAGTTTCTTAATTGCATATTTTCCTGTTCTTAATTTGATTACACCACATCCTAAAAAATCATCACCTTTTAAAATTATCAATTTTTTAAGAACCTTGACGAAATATTTAAGATCAAAATAATGATTCGAATATAAACCATTATTCATAGTATTACCTAACAATGTGTGTGGCTCGCCTGATTTTTTAATTCCTTCGAAAACACATTTTATACCACATACAAAAATTGTGAGTTTCCAATATGTCAAACCATTTTTAAATTCTTCTTCGTATTCCGGTTCAAAACCTAATAATCTCAGAAGTTCTATTTCACATTGTCGGACTATTCTATCTTGAGATGAATCTTGTTCCGATAAATCAGTTTCTGTATACAAAGATTCTTCTGTGAATTTTTGATTTAATATATCATTCCATTCTGTGTCATTATAACCAAAATGAAATTCAACATTAGGTCTGAGAACTTGTTTAATTCTCCTTTGGATTTCACGCATAATAGGACACCACTTCGCATTATAATTCTTAGAATAAAAAGTAACTCCTTGATATGCTTTGTCCATCTCGATATAATTCTCTTTTTCTTTCCATTGTGTGTAAGCTTTATTCAGCCCTTGTGCTTTTTCAAAATTTGGGTCATTCAACTGATGTTTAAGATCAGTTGCCTTATTTGTAGACTTGGATGCTAACCATTGAGCAGCATGATAAGTTGCCCAAGCTGGATTATTCAAATCTGTCATCTTTTCTTGATAATTTTCGACAAAGAATGTATCTGCAAAATCTTTTGCTATTTCCGATAAATCGTCTTCTTTGGCGAGTGATCTTAATTTGTCTTTATTAAAATACCTATTGGAATAAGTATGTAATATTTGACGAGGTGCTTGTGTATAATTCTTTGAATTTGTCAAATAATTACTTGTAATTTTTGTCATTTTCTTTTGTGCAATAAGACTATTTGTATTAATGCTATAAGCAAATTTATTTTGGGGTAATTGCATATCATGAAAATCGAACAACTCAGAATAAGTTTGGATATATTTTGAACCACCATTTAATAAATCTAAAGTTTCTTGTAAAATTGTGGTTGCATCTTCAATTGGTACATATGGTGTGAAAACAGGTTTTATTAAATAATCAGGTAATAATACCGGATTA